AGATGATCTGTAAGAAGGTTAGTATTGTTCCTCTAGAAGTTATCTGTAGGAACCGTGCTGCTGGATCTATTGTTTGTGAAACAACTTTGGTAGAAGGTGCTCCACTACCACAACCGATTGTTGAGTTTTTCTTGAAGGATGATAGTAAGCATGACCCTCTACTGACACCAGACCGTGTGCGTCTGATGGGATATGATCCAGAACCTTTCATTGAGATGACACTTCGTATCAATGATTTTCTTCGTCAAATGTTCTACATCATGGGTATTGATCTTGTAGATTTTAAAGTTGAGTATGGATACACTGCTCATGGAGAGTTGTTACTTGCAGATGAAATCAGTCCTGATAGTATGAGGCTCTGGAAGATTGGTAGTGATGAAAGATTCGATAAGGATCTATTCAGAAACGATGAAGGAGATATTGTCCCTGCTTATCGTCAGATCCTTGACCGATTGCAACCACTTGCTATTCAATGAAACCAATCTAGGAACTGTCCACTCTATCACTATTCCGTCTCGATTTGCCTTATAATAGGTTCATACGAAATCAAACTGAGTGACTACTCTTTCACAGCAACAGAAAGTAAAGTTCTTTGCCGAAGGGCATGAACTCCCTGATTGTGTAAATGATGGTTGCTGTAATAAAGTGACTGTTCGTGAATGGAAGTATTGGTCCTTCAGATCCGAGTGCTCTCGTTGCACTAATGCTCGTAAAAAAGGAAAAACTATTCCTGGTGTAAATATTCACAAGAAGGACCACTGTGAAAACCATGACGGACAACTTGGATTCAAGTGTCCTGTTCCTCGTGATGGTTGGATTGGTTTCCAAAACTCTCTTGACCTTGACCATCTTGATGGAAACCACGATAATAATGTTCCAGGTAATGTGAAGACTTTCTGCAAACTTTGTCATGGTAAAAAGTCACTTGAAAATGGTGACTGCAACTCTAATAAATCTTCTGCTCGCAATATTGGATGAATAAAATTTTACTAGGAGACTGTCAAGAAGTTCTCAAAACAATTGATGATGAGACTGTGTATCTTACTTGCACTTCTCCTCCATATTATAATGCAAGGTCTTATTCTATTTGGCCTACCTATGAAGAGTATCTTCATTTTCTTACTAATGTATTTGAGCAGGTTTTCCGTGTTACTAAACCAGGAAGAATGTGTGCCGTCAATCTATCTCCTGTGATTCAGGCAAGAGAAAGTAGAGCACATGAGAGTAAGAGACTTGCTATTCCATTTCATTTCTTTTCCTTGATGGAGAAGATGGGATGGAAATATATTGATGATATTGTCTGGGTAAAACCAGAAGGTGCGGCTATCAATCGTAATGGAGGTTTTTATCAACATCGCAAACCAGTAGCATACAAACCTAATATTGTAAGTGAGACTATTTTTATCTTTCAGAAACCAGCAGACTTCTTGATTGATAAAGTTGTTAGATCATATGAAGATAATATATTGGAACAGTCTTTAGTCAAAGAAGATTATGAAAGATCTAATGTTTGGAAGATTAATCCAGAGACTGCATCCAAACATCTTGCACCATATCCAAAGGAGTTGAGTGATAAGATTGTAAAATATTATTCTTATGTTGGTGACTTGGTTTTAGATCCTTTTATGGGATCTGGAACTACTGCTATTTCTTGTGTGGATAATGATAGACAATATCTTGGAGTAGAGTTGCATCAAGAATATGTTGATATGGCAGAAAATAGAATTGCCAAATTTAATCCTCTTGCTAAATTTTTATATACCCAAAAAAATGAAACACGAAATCCCCGATATCATTAAGAAGAATGCATTTGCTTGCTTCACCAGTTTGAATGCTGCTGAGAGAGCAGTTGTTATGTTTGGTGAGGATGAGTATCGTAAGTCATTAGACCTTGACAATGATGATGCTCCCTGTTGGAAGATACCAAGTAAGGAATCCACAACATTTGTTGGTTGGAATCCCATGTGTATTCCCACGATGGATTACATAGTATGGAAACTAAAACGTCGTGAACAAATTGCAAAAGGAGAAATTCATTAATGGACTACAAGACTTCTGGTGTTGACATTATTAAAGGTCGATCTTTTGTAGAGTATATTAAAGTATTGGCACCTAAGATTGATGGTGGGTTTAGTGGAATGATGGAAGTTCCATCAGGATATGAGAAACCTGTATTGATATCTGGTGCTGATGGTGTCGGAACTAAAATGAATATTTGTAGGATTGCCCGTGATTACACCACTATTGGTCAGGATCTCGTTGCTATGTGCGTCAATGACGTTATATGTTCTGGCGCTAAACCACTATATTTTCTAGACTATATCTCCACCAAAACAATTGACGCCAACGTGAGTGATATTGTGTATGGGATTAATGTTGGTTGCACAATGGCAGGGATGGAACTCATAGGTGGAGAAACAGCAGAGCATTATAGAGCAAATGACTACGATCTTGCTGGTTTCTGTACTGGTGTTGTAGAGAAGAATGATATTGTTAACGGCAATAACATTCAGGTAGGTGATGTAGTCATCGGTATTGAGAGTAGTGGACTCCATAGTAATGGATATACTCTCGTCAATGATATGTTGTGGAGAAATTATATTAAGTATAAAGAGATGCCTGAGTTGTTGAGACCAACTACCATCTATGCTCGTCTAATCCAGTACCTATTGGATGAAGTCCCCATTCTTGGTATGGCACATATTACTGGAGGAGGACTGCCTGAGAACCTTCCTAGGTGTCTTCCAAAGGGTCTTACAGTTGATGTTGATTACTCTGCTTGGGAACGACCAGAGATCTTCAACAAACTCCAGCAGGCGGGAGATATTGCTGAGGAAGAAATGCGTAATGTATTCAATCTCGGCATTGGATTCTGTTTAGTTGTTCCACCAGATGTAGTAACACTAACTCAGAATCTGATTGCCGATACTCCATTTGGTATGCGGTCTTGGGTTATTGGAAATGTTCGTGAACAATAACATATTTTTGCCATTGTTGATACAGAAGTGTATCATAGTGATACACTATAATCTATATAATTATGTACTTACAGAGGACGACTTATGAACTTTACGGCCGCCACTCTCACTGTTGGAATGTTTATGACTATTTTTATCGGTGGTCCCATCTCTAGCATACTACCCTAATGGTCCGCCCACAAATCTATACCTAACCACACCATAAATAAAACTGAATATCGTCGTCGCTGAGGGGTAACTGGCAAAATCCAGTTGACACCCCTCTTTTTTCTTGGTAAAATATGTGAAAAGAATGCTCTCCCTATGGGTAAAAAATCATTTAAGAATAAAAAGAATGATGAGTGGGTGTTTGATGAAACCCCTGAAGTTCGTGCTGCTATTGCAAAACTACATGAAGGTATTCGTCAACGCAAACTTAAAGAACAAGACGACAAATTTGGATACGATACTAGTGGAAAATGACTATTAAATTTATTGTTTTAAAATCTGGAGAACAACTTATCTCTGACATTAAAGAGATGGCTGTTGGGGAAGAAGATGATCAGAAGGTTGTTGGTTATTTTCTTCGTAGACCATGTGTGGTCAAGATAAAAAATCCTGGAGTAGTTGATCAACAAAAGAGAAAAACTAAAGCGGGTTTTGAAGTAACTTTAATTCCATGGCTTTCTCTAACTGAAGATGAAGTTATTCCTATCCCCTCAGATTGGTTGGTGACTATGGTAGAACCAGTTCCTCAACTTACATTAATGTACACTCAAGATGTTTTAAACTATGAACAAGACGATCAAAGCGATTCTACTGACGAACAACCAGGTATTGGTATCACAAATTGATGAGGTTGCCGCATCTGTTCCTGGAGAACCAGATTGTAAACTGACCAATCCTTTTCTTCTAGTAGAAGGTGGTATGTTAGAATCCTGGATGATGGATGCAACCAGAGAAGATGTCTTTATGATTAGTTCTGATAAGATTATCACTATCGTAGATCCGACTCCAACCCTAATCGAAAAGTATGAGGACCTGACTAAGTAATGGCACTATCTAAACAAACTCTTGACCATCTATGTGATGCAGAATCTCATATTCGTGCTGCAATCAAATCTGCTGCAGTAAATGAAAAACCCATGGTTGTCAAACAACTTGCAGAATTGCTTCATGGACTGGAGCAAACTAAAAAGTTCGACGAAATCATGGATATTCTTGATAGTAGAGAACCTGGTAGTAGGGGTCAATTTGGTTCTTTTTTTAATGACGACGACGAATGAAGTTTTATACTAATGTTCAGTTAATTGGTAATCAATTCCTTGTTCGTGGGGTTGAGAATGGTAGAAGGTATGAGTTTAGGGATGAGTTTTTCCCCACTCTATTTGTGAAGAGCAAGAAGGATTCCAAGTATAGAACATTAAGTGGAGAACCTGTAGAGGAGATTCATCCTGGTACAGTTCGTGACTGTCGCGACTTCTATAAAAAGTATGATGATGTCCAGGGATTTGCCATTTATGGCAATGATCGATATATCTATCAATACATTTCAGAGAAGTATCCTCAAGATGAAATCAAGTTTGACATTAGTCAGATCAAACTTGTAACTATTGATATTGAGACTGCATCTGAAAGGGGATTCCCTGATGTAGAATCTGCATCAGAAGAAATTCTTGCGATTACTATTCAAGACTATAACACAAAGAAGATTACTACATGGGGAGTAAAACCTTTCTTCAATAAACAGGAGAATGTCACTTACTATCATTGTCCGACAGAGCAAGAACTACTAAGTCACTTCATCAATTTTTGGATGATGGATGTTCCTGATGTTGTGACCGGATGGAATATTCAGTTGTATGATATTCCATACATCTGTAAGCGCCTTAATAGAGTGCTCGGAGAGAAACTGATGAAGCGTTTCTCTAATTGGGGTCTTGTCACTGAAGGAGAGGTTTATATTCAGGGTAGAAAGCAAACAACCTTTGATGTTGGTGGGTTGACTCAACTTGACTATCTTGACCTGTATAAGAAGTTTACCTATAAAGCACAAGAATCGTATCGCCTTGACTACATAGCTGAGGTGGAGTTAGGGCAGAAAAAACTAGATCACTCTGAGTTTGAGACTTTTAAAGATTTCTATACTCATGGGTGGCAGAAGTATATTGAATATAATATTGTTGACGTAGAACTTGTTGACCGACTGGAAGACAAGATGAAATTAATTGAGTTGGCACTCACTATGGCATATGATGCCAAAGTCAACTATGCGGATGTGTTCTATCAGGTTCGTATGTGGGACAACATTATTTTTAATTATTTAAAGAAACGTGACATTGTTATTCCCCCAAAGATCCGCTCAGATAAAAATGAGAAATACGCAGGAGCTTACGTTAAGGAACCGATTCCAGGAAAGTATGATTGGGTTGTGTCTTTTGACCTTAACTCTCTCTACCCTCATCTTATCATGCAGTACAATATCTCCCCGGAGACGCTCCTTGACGAACGTCATCCCACGGCTAGTGTTGACCGAATCCTTGATGAGGAGATAAACTTTGAGTTGTATAAAGATAATGCAGTCTGTGCCAATGGTGCAATGTACCGCAAAGATGTTCGTGGGTTCCTACCAGAACTCATGGACAAGATGTACAATGAACGTGTAATCTTTAAGAAAAGAATGCTTCAGGCAAAGCAAGCATATGAGAAAACACCTACTAAAACACTGGAAAAAGAGATTGCACGGTGCAACAATATCCAGATGGCTAAGAAGATCTCACTCAACTCTGCTTATGGTGCTATCGGTAATCAGTATTTTAGGTACTATAAACTGGCCAATGCGGAGGCGATTACGCTTTCTGGTCAAGTCTCTATCCGTTGGATTGAGAGTAAGATGAACCAGTATCTAAATAAACTGTTGTCTACAATCGACGAGGACTACGTAATTGCATCTGACACAGATTCAATTTATCTTAATCTTGGACCTCTTGTTGATAAATTTTTTGCTTCTAAGTCTGGCGACAAAGCAAAAGTTGTGGAGTTACTTGATATGGTCTGCAGTGACAAACTGGAACCGTACATTGATCAGTGCTACAGCGAACTGGCGACGTATGTATCGGCGTATGACCAGAAGATGCAAATGAAGCGAGAGAATATTGCTGATCGTGGCATTTGGACTGCAAAGAAGCGATACATTCTTAATGTGTGGGATAGTGAAGGTGTTCGATATGAAGAACCTAAACTTAAGATGATGGGTATTGAAGCAGTTAAATCATCTACACCTGCTCCTTGTAGGAAAATGATTAAAGATGCTTTGCACCTGATGATGACTGGCACCGAAGATGATGTTATTCATTTCATTGACGATTGTCGGGTTAAGTTTAAAAAACTTCCACCAGAACAAATCTCATTCCCACGCTCAGTATCGGATGTTGTAAAGTACAAATCTTCCTCTGACATTTATTCTAAAGGAACTCCTATTCATTGTCGTGGTGCATTGCTTTTTAATCACTACATTAAAAAGAATAAACTTGATAATAAGTATTCTCTTATTCAAAATGGAGAAAAGATCAAATTTTGTTATCTAAAGAAACCAAACATTATTCATGAGAATGTAATATCATTTATCCAAGAGTTCCCTAAAGAACTCAACCTTGACAAATACATCGACTATGACTTACAATTTGAGAAGTCCTTTGTCGAACCACTGAAAGCAATACTTGATGCGATTGGTTGGAATGTCGAAAAAACTGTAAACCTGGAATTATTTTTCTCCTAATGGACCTACCTATTAACGACAAAGAACTTGGTACTATTATTAGTGCTATGCGTCTCGGGGGAGACGCTGCCCTTTATCAAAAACTGAAAAGGATTAAGGATATCCGTGATGAGAATCCAGGCGGACCTTACAAAAAAATTGCCCGCGAAGAATTTGGAATTGTTATTTAATGGATTTTTTAAAAGAGATTGTAAAAGAGATTGGAGATGACTATACCAAACTCGCAAGAGACATCGACGACACAGAAACTTACGTGGACACAGGTTCGTACATCTTTAACGGACTTTGTTCAGGTAGTATATTTGGTGGCGTATCTGGGAATAAGATTACTGCCATTGCTGGGGAGTCTAGCACTGGAAAAACTTTCTTTAGTTTGGCAGTCGTCAAGAATTTCCTTGATTCTAATCCTGATGGTTATTGTCTATATTTTGACACTGAAGCCGCTGTTAACAAGGGTCTTATCGCAAGTCGTGGGATAGATATGGATCGCTTGGTGGTGGTCAATGTCGTCACCATTGAGGAGTTTAGGACTAAGGCACTGAAGGCAGTAGACATATACTTAAAGAAATCTGAAGAAGAACGCAGACCCTGTATGTTTGTGTTAGACTCTCTTGGTATGCTTTCCACAGAGAAGGAGATCCGTGATGCTCTAGACGACAAGCAAGTTCGGGACATGACCAAATCCCAACTTGTGAAAGGGGCATTCCGTATGCTTACCCTAAAACTTGGTCAGGCAAAAATCCCCATGATCGTTACCAACCACACTTATGATGTCATCGGTTCTTATGTCCCTACAAAAGAAATGGGAGGAGGCAGCGGTCTCAAGTATGCAGCAAGTACAATCATCTATCTCAGCAAGAAGAAGGAGAAGGATGGAACAGAAGTGGTCGGCAACCTTGTCAAGGCTAAGACTCACAAGTCACGTTTAAGTAAGGAGAACAAAGATGTTACCATACGTCTTTATTACGATGAGCGTGGTCTTGATCGATATTACGGTCTTCTTGAGTTGGGTGAACTGGGAGGTCTCTGGAAAAATGTTGCAGGTCGTTATGAGATAGACGGTAAGAAAGTCTATGCTAAAGCAATCTATAAAGATCCAGAAGCATACTTCACACCAGAGGTGATGGAGAAACTTGATGTAATTGCAAAGGAGGAGTTTAGTTATGGATCGTAACACTAGACATAGTGTAGATAAAAGTAAAGAATTTATTAATTCTGGAATGACTCTAATTACTGACCCTGAAAGTGACAAGTATCTTGGAAAACATAAAAATACTAAAGACGGGGATCAACGTCAGCAAAGTTGTCGAACAATTAAATAAGTATCCACAGGACTGGGACCATCAGAAGAATCTGAAGAACACTCAGTCCTTAGTTGATAGAGGGTTTGCAGACTTGCCAATCAGCGCACTTCAACTTATAATGGGTAGTGTCAAACACAAAGATGACTTTGTTGGGGACTCTGAGACTAGCACCAAAACTCCTGCATATTCTCATCATAGTGAGATTAGAAAGATTATACGCAAGCAATTCAAGAATGCAGACATTCACAGATGCGGATTTCTTTCACTTCCTATTGATGAGATTGTCGGAGCTCATATTGATGAAGGAACATACTATCTGAGCAGAAACAGATATCACCTTTCAATACTTGGAAGGTATCAATATTTCTGTGGCAAAGAAACTGTCATTGTTGAACCAGGAACTCTTCTTTGGTTTAATAACAAACTACCTCATGGAACCGTTAACATCGGTGATGAAACACGTATAACCTTCGTATTTGACATTCCGCATGGACAAAGTTGAAATCCTAGTTCTTCGTAATCTTCTTTATAATGAAGAATATCTTCGTAAAGTAGTTCCTTTTATTAAGGCAGATTACTTTGATGATTCTCAGCAAAAGATTGTGTTTGAAGAAATCCTCAATTTTGTAAATGAATACAATCAACCCGCAACAAAAGAGGTTCTTTGTATTGAAGTAGAGAAGCGTCAGGATATTAATGACACTGCATTCCAAGAGATTACTAAATTGATTAGTTATCTTGAGGATGTCCCTACTGATTATAGTTGGTTGCTTGATACTACTGAAAAGTGGTGTCGAGATCGTGCCATCTATCTTGCATTAATGGAATCAATTTCCTTAGCAGAGGGAAAAGATAAAGAGAAAGATCGGGATGCTATTCCCAGCATTCTCTCAGATGCACTGGCAGTCTCTTTTGACTCTCATGTTGGACATGATTACTTACTTGATTATGAAGAAAGGTATGAATCTTACCACAGAAAAGAAGACAAGATCGAATTTGACCTTGAGTATTTCAACAAGATTACGAAGGGTGGTCTCCCGAATAAAACACTTAACATTGCTCTCGCTGGCACTGGTGTCGGCAAAAGTTTGTTTATGTGCCATATGGCAGCTTCCGCACTCTTGGGAGGGAAAAACGTATTATACATCACGCTTGAAATGGCTGAAGAGAAAATTGCGGAGCGAATTGATGCTAACCTACTCAATGTACCTATTCAGGAGATAACCGATCTACCCAAACAGATGTTTGAAAGTAAGGTAACAAAACTTTCTGAGAAAACTCAAGGCACTCTTATAATTAAAGAATATCCAACTGCATCTGCACACAGTGGACACTTTACATCACTTCTCAATGAACTTGCACTTAAGAAGTCATTTAGACCTGATATTATTTTCATTGATTACCTTAATATATGTGCTTCCAGCAGGTATCGCGGAAACAGCAATGTCAATTCATATTCATATATTAAAGCAATTGCTGAAGAACTTAGAGGATTGGCTTGTGAAGCAAACGTCCCTATCGTTTCTGCCACGCAGACCACTCGTTCTGGTTATGGTAGCAGTGATGTTGAGCTTACTGACACTAGTGAGTCCTTTGGTCTCCCTGCTACTGCTGATCTTATGTTTGCCCTTATTTCGACTGAAGAACTCGAATCCTTGGGACAGATACTTGTGAAGCAATTGAAGAATAGATATAATGATGCAAACTTGAATAAAAGATTTGTAGTTGGAATTGATCGTTCAAAGATGCGTTTATATGATTGTGAGCAAACCGCACAAGATGACATCCTTGACAGCGGCAAAGAAGAGGAGTATAATTATGAAGAACAAAAACCAAAGAAATCATTTGAGGGGTTTAAGTTTTGAACGGATACTACTCTGTATTTGATCCAACTGGTAAAAAGATTGCTGACTGTGGTTCTATTAAAGATGCTGTCAATCTTATTGGAACAAGAGGTGATGGTCATTATTACCAATTCAAACCAATCTATGAAACAGTTGAGGTCAAACTTTTAGAAAGACCCAAACTTCCAACTAAAGATATCGTTGTCAATATGGACGGCGGTGTTGGTGGCAGTTGGAAAGAAGTAGAAATTAAAGAACTCCCCGAAGATTGCCAAGAACCATTTATCCCTGATTTTCATGACTAAAGTTGATACTGAAAAATACCTTGAATTTGTAAAAGGAGTTACTAGTGAACCTAGTCTTGACTATGGTGCTATGGGATCTCGTCTTGCAGAACTTGAAGTAACTGGAACAAATACATCACAGTTGCTGACTGCTGCTCTTGGTCTCTGTGCAGAGTCTGGTGAGTTTACTGAAGTTGTAAAAAAGATTATCTTCCAGGGTAAACCTTACAACGAAGAGAATGTCTTCCATATGAAACGTGAACTGGGTGATATCTGTTGGTATCTTGCTCAGGCATGTATGGCACTTGATACAACCTTTGATGAGGTAATCGAGATGAATGTTGATAAACTTGAGGCTCGCTATCCTGGTGGTTCATTTGATGTAACTAAATCCGAAAACCGTTTAGAAGGAGATGTATGAAAGAGTATGATCCACTCACACCCTCAGAGGTGAATGATGCAGCAAAAGAGTTCTTCCCACTCTTTGATATTGTTCATCGCAATATGCCAGAGAATTGTACTGTAGAAGATACAATCAAGGTTATGGAGACCGTCTGTAATATGGCACAAAAGCGTCGTAATTTTGATACTCCAGGTGTTGGTCCTTTTGGATTCAACAAGAAAAATAAAGAAAAACAAGAGGACGAATCAGATGGAAACAGTTCCGGAGACGAATGAAGTTGTTGTACCGGAAGGTGCAGAACTAATTGATGATGTCTTCTATGTTTGGAAGACTCGTTATGGTTTGTATTCATCAATGACTAAAGAGGGTCGTAAGATGATGACTGGTGCCACTAAAGAAGGTGTTACTGAACTGACACGTTGGCACCTTAAGTGTGAGCAAGATGGCACACTAGAACAATACACCAGAGTTGTTGGTGATGCATTTGTTGGCGGAAAACTTTGATTCCGTCTTTTCTGGGGTTATAGCTCAGTTGGTAGAGCGCCTGCTTTGCAAGCAGGATGTCAGGAGTTCGAGTCTCCTTAACTCCATTCTAAATACTTAGAAAGTCTAAGTAAAATGGCATTTGAACCATCAGAAGGATTATATGCTGGGTTATCTTTTGTTTCGACCTCGGATTTGAACTCTGCCAAAAATGATCTGGATAAATTTAAAGAGTTGTATTTTGTTGCTCTTGAAAACTTAAAGAGTGATAAAGTATTGGATGCTGCTGGCAATGCAACTAAAAACGGAATGATACAGATCATTGATCTAGACACTTCTTCTAAAAAACCACAAGATATATACGGAGACCTTGCAGCGTCTATTTCTGCTGTATTGGGGACAAGATCAAAACTTAGAAAAGATAAAGTTCCTTCAAAGGTATATTTGACCGGTAATAAATGGCATTCGGATGTTGCACCATTTAAGGTAAAAGCATTTGGGATGTCTGATTACAATTCATCCGATGTTATTTTAAAACTAAACGGAAATGATTTTGTTGGTATCTCATTAAAGAAAAAACCAAAAGTAAATTCTGCTAGCCCAACACTTATTAATAATGCATTCTCTGCATATATTGAGGGACCAGAATTTGTAAAAACAAGAGAAAAATTAAATATACATAGGATTAAATTTTTTGCAGGTGTCATTAAAGAAGCATGTGGTCCTGGTGGACCATTAGAAAGATTTGCGATTGCTGGAAATAAAAAAATTTCTAGTATGAATCCCAATAATATATCTGATGCAAAAGCACTGTGGGATATGAAGGTTATTAGAGATAAAGGTGGTGGTAAGATTCAAAAAATTCCTTTAATTAATTTGAAATCAGAGGCAGATTTAAAAGACCCAAATGGACTTATAAAACAGTCTGGAGCAGAACCTTCGCAAATAAGTTTTAGGGATTTTGTAAATAAAAAATTACAAAGCACTGGAAAGTTAAATCCTTTATATCAAGGTTTTCTTGATATTATGAACCAAGATGATGTCAAAGAAAATCTAGCAGATGTCTTACTGACAAGAGTTTTAAAAACGGGATTGATGGATACTCTTGATACTTGGGATAAGTATGAATTTGGTTTTTATCTAACGGAAGGCGTGGGAACGGTTGATAAAAATTTATCTCCAAATGTTGGATCAGCAAATGTATTAGATGTTCATAGTATTATGATTGCTATGGCAAATCTTTCAAGAGGAGAAACAAAAATGATTTTAGATAAACAAAAAACTTTATCTAAGAATGCAGCAAAAGTTTTCTTTACTTTATCAAAAGGAAATACTCCTATCCTTGAAATCGAACTTAGATATAAAGGTGACTTCTCTGCTTTCCCACAGTTCTTTGCGGGTATAACTCCAGAGTTTAAAAAGATGATTAAAGAAGGTGATACTGGAATTTAAAACACTAAATATAGTATAGGAATATCAATATAAATGAAAAGTTTCTTTCAGTTTCTGAGTGAAGCATCTGCAGCAAGCACCCAGGCAAGAAAACTAAACCTGAAGAGCGATGGTCACGGCGGTTGGTTAGATTCCCGTGGTAATTTTGTTGCGACTACTGAAGATGGTAGGTTGCAGTTTGTAGATAAGAAGAAACCAAAAGGTCAAGAAGAACCAACTGCGAAACCAAGAGCAGCAGCACAACCAGAACCAACACAACAGCAAGTAGCACAACCAGAAGAACCCGCAAGAGTATCT